ACTCTTCATGTCAAGATCTTTATTGGTATTAAGAACACCCTCGTCAATAGTGCCACCAACACTGTATCGCTGTAGTTCGTTTAGAACACGGCGATAGTCAGGGAAGTGCTTCTTGAGAACATGGGCAACCACCTTCTCATCAAAGGTGACATTTTCAATACGAAGAATGTCAGTCAATCGCTTCATGAAACGACCTGCCATCTTCGGACGATCTGCCTTGGTAAGTTTAAATTCGATGACTGCACAACGACTGTGCAGAGGAGAGATAATCTTATCCTTGAAGTTACAAGTAAAGATAAACCGACAGTTGTTTGAATATTGTTCAATAAACGCACGAAGCGCAGGTTGGATATATTGAGCAGGAAGATAATCTGCTTCGTCGATAATTACAACCTTGGTCTTACCATTAAACGAAACTGAAGAGGCAAACTCAGTCAACTTATTTCGAAGAACGTCAATACCGTTTTCTTCAGAACCATTTAGAATAATGTAGTCACATCCAAGTTCTTCACAGACTGCTCGAGCGATGGTAGTCTTACCAACACCCGCAGAACCACAGAGAAGCATGTTAGGAATTTCGCCAGACTGAACAAACTGGCGGAAGGTGTTCAATTGTGCATCTGGTAGGATGCAGTCATCCAACTTACGGGGACGATACTTTTCGACCCAAAGAAACTGCTCATTGCTCATAATATATCTCCATAATAAAAAAGTGACGGTTACGAGTTCCGTCGTCGCCTTTTCGTATCGACCGCTACCACCCGAAGGTGCACTGTATACGCCAGAGTTACATCTGGATCAGTTATTCCCTTGCAACCAATGCAAGATATTTACTGGATCAGTTTCACCGTAAGGATCAGTTTCACAGTCATCTGATTTTCCAGGTTCAATAAACCACTGCTCGATCTTACCATTGTTCACAACAACAGCATAACGCCAAGAGCGTAGACCAAAACCAAGATTGTCCTTGGTCACGAGCATCCGCATCTCTGAGGTAAAGAACCCAGAACCATCAGGGATAACATTGACGTTCTCAAGGTTCTGATACTTAGCCCAACAATTCATCACGAAAGAGTCGTTGACGGAGATACAGTAGATTTCATCAATCCCGTGAGAGTAGAAACTCATGGCCTGTTCTTCGAATCCAGGGAGTTGCATTGTCGAACAGGTGGGAGTGAATGCTCCAGGAAGAGAGAATAGAACTACACGCTTGCCAGCAAACAGGTCAAAGGTAGTCACATCTTCCCAACGATAGGGATTTGGACCCTCAATCGAGTCATCTCGGACGCGAGTCTTGAAGACAACACTAGGGACAACAGTTGGTAGATTATCAGTCATCTGTAGGCACACCATCAACAACAAGTTGGAAATCGTTCAGTGCCAGAAACTTATTAAACTGGCGAACAACTTCAGCAGGGTTATTAGTGGCAACATCAAATTCGATGCTGGTACTACGATTCAAATAATCTTCACCACTTTCGTATGGTTTACGAGCACTAAATGTAATTTCAAATTTTTGCATGTTTATATCCTTATACAACTGACGATGGTTCCATTGCCAACCAATATTCCAACTTCTTGGTCAGGTTGTTAAAGTGCATTGCCTTCTTCTTACCGAGTGTTACCTCATAGTCGTCAGCAATCACCTTCAGATTCTCGACCTTCAGTCGGCAATCAAAGTCACCATCTGCACTATTGTCGAGTTCGCGACGGAATGCATTCGCACGAGGATTAGCAGGGTCGCTAACAGTCAGAGTCACCTTACCACCCTTAGAGACAACACTCATGGTTGGTGCAGAAAGGATAGATGCTGCCTTCTGGACCATCCCAATTTCGGCAGCAGTCATCTTGAAGGTAAAGAATGGGTCAATCTCGAGAGACTTATAGGGAGCAGCGGTAACAACCGAGGGATCAGCGTAACCATACTCGAATTCCGACTTGTCCTTACGCAAGAACATACTCGACTGTTCAAACTCGATATCCTGTTCATCCCAGATGCTGAGGAGAGCGAGAAGATTGGGCAAATCATACACTGCGAATTCGCGAGGGAATGACTCGGAGACAGTGGCAAGAGTCAGAATGTTCTTACCTTCACTCACGGTCGCAAGAACTGAACCTTCACGAACGACAATGTTCGTATTAATCGAGGCAAAGTTCTTTAGAACGGCGAGAGTTTCATTTGAGATCTTCATAATATATTAATCCTTAGTAGTCAGAGAGGTTTTAAGAGGTGGTAGCGTAATAACACCACCATCAGTTATACTATCATTATTGAAGAAAGTCAAGGTATTTGTTGCACTTCCCATGGTAGTAAATTCGGTATCGATGTTTATAACATCGTCATATGCTGCATCATCCAAGTAATCAGATTCTTCTGTTTCCTTGTCATGCGTATACATGGCGATAATGGCATAGTGAATAACCTTCATCAAGTCCTTGCGCCAGTCTTCGGGAGTTCCCTTGTGACCGTAACGCTGTGCATACTTCATGATGTTGCCAATTGTGAACCCAATACCGTGACCACCATCGATGATAAATTCAGTTGCCTGAAACTTATTCTGCGAATAGTGCTCATCATATGTTGAGTCTACATAGTCGGTGATCTGCCGAAGCAGATCACCCTCATTATAACGATATTTAATTGTCATAGTTTCTCCTTAGAATGGAACTTCTTCAGTCATATTTTTGAAGTAGGAATCGTCAGTTTCAACAGTCACAGTAGCGTCTGCCTTAACATCAACCTTGCTGTAGAGGTCGAGGAATGCTGCCTTGGTATCAGCGTCGAAACGGTTGACGCACAACTGGATTGCCTTGGAACGGTCGTTGAACATCGCGTAAGCATTGACGATGTGCTCAAGACGACGAGTAGAAACCAGTTCGTCAACACCACCATCATAGAAAGTCTTACGGATGATTTCCGCCCACGTGGTCAGTTTGTCGGCGAATTCTTCGTCAACCTTTCCTGCCTTCTCCATCTTGTTAAGCACGATCTTCTTTTCGATCTTAGCAGAAGGATATTCCTGCTCAACGGTGATGGCGAAACGCTCAAGGAAAGCATCGTCGAGAATCTGAGCAGACATAAACTTGCCATCGTCAGAACCACGACCCTTGGTGTTAGCAGTCGCGATAACGTTGAACCCTGCCTTGGGGTAAATCGTTTCGCCAGTCTTCTTATTGAAGTAGGGCTTACCCTCGAGGATTGCTTGGAGACACATCATCTTGTTCGAACCACGGTCGATTTCGTCAAGGATGAGGATAGCACCACGCTTCATGGCAGTCAAGACTGGACCTTCGCGGTAAACAACGTTACCGTCGATCAGAGTGTTACCACCGATCAGATCGTCTTCGTCGGTTTCAATCGAGATGTTGACACGAAGGCATTCACGCTTCAACTTGGCGCATGCCTGTTCAATCATCGTGGTCTTACCGTTACCAGAGAGACCAGAAACGAACGTCGGGTAGAACACACCAGCGTTCAAGATCTTGGTAAGATCTTTATAGAAACCGAACGGGACATAGGTCTTGTCGATCGAGGGAACGAGGTTCTCGACGAGAACTTCCAACTTAGGAGCGATGACAACCTTAGCAGGTTCACGCTGGGGCATAGCAACGACCGTACCCGTCATCAGAGGCGAGAGGTCGTACTTGCCACGACCGATGCGGTGTTCGGTCATGTTTAGCAACCAGAACGGAACCTTCTGACCGAGTTCTCGAGCAGCGGCGACGATTTCCTTCTTGAGGAAAATCCCGTTCTTGTGGTTGGAGTTGGAAAGTTTTTCAAGCAGTGCTTCACGGTTCATCATCATATTCATCATCCTCACATCATCATCATATAATACATTCTACCGCAAAAGCGGTAGGAAGTCAACAGTTTTTTAGAATTTATTTTCAGAGTGCATCTGAATCCCCTCGATACGAGGAGAGATCGACTTGGCAGAATACTGCACACCGTTGATCTCAAAGAAATGCCGACCACCAATCGCGCCAACCTTTTCCCAGCGAAGGTTCAATGTTTCGCGTTCGCGGAAAGGACTGATACCATGGGTCCACTTGCGACCAGACTTCAGTTCGAAAGAACCACCGCAGAGATTCGTAACCATTTCATTTCCTTTTCTCATCATATACACAGTATACGTCAAAA